GAACTGCACGCATTGCAAGCGGCTGGCGCGATCAGCGAATTAAAAGTGGCTCCGCAATACTGGTTCGTTATCAATGGCCGCCAGCTAAAGCACGCTAATGGTAGGCGCGTTGGTTACAAATCGGACTTTGAGTATACCGAATGCGGTATCAAAATCACCGAAGATGTTAAGGGCGTAATCGTTAGGGATTGGCCTTTGCGCCGCGCTGTCTTTATCGCGCTGTTCCCCGATCATACATTGCGGGAAACCAAATAAAAAAATGGGTGACCGAAGCCACCCAGTGTGTTTGGTAAGGAGGAACCAATCCGCGCCAGATACGCTAAAACAGGGCATCGGTCAACGCTGCCACAAAAACGCTTTTACAAATGCTTGTTTTGAGTTAAGTAAGAGCGAGCGGGGAATGCCGAAAGGAACGGAAAGGCACTCGACCCGCTCTAACAACGCCTAGTAAGGAAAGGCATCGCTGTAATGAGTAATACACGCCACAGAACCATCACGCAAGGCATTGCGTTATGAGCATCAAATTAATGACAGCAGTATGGGATAGGGAAGACCTATCATCCACGCAAAAACTCGTTCTTCTTGCATTAGCGGATTGGGCAAACGACGATGGCTTATGCTGGCCTTCGATTGAGCGCGTAGCAAAAAAATCATCGTTGAAAAAACGGGCTGTTCAACTGGCGATTAGATCGCTGGAGGAAATGCAATTTATTCGCCGCGAAGAAGTGATCGGGAAAGGCAATAAGTATTGGGTTCAGATACCCATGCACCAGATGCACCCGTGCACAAAAGACACCCCACCCATGCATCAAATGCATGAGACCCGTGCATCAGATGCACCCAATACATCAAAGACACATCAATTAAACACCAAGTATATAATCGAGGGCTATCCAACTTGGTTGCCGATAGATGCTTGGAAGGGTTGGGTTGAGATGCGGAAGCAACGCAAACGCCCATTAACTGATCGAGCAAAGGCCAGGGCTTATAAGAAGCTGGAAGCCTTGCACTTGGCAGGACATGACATAAACGAATTGCTGGATCGTTCGACAATCAACGGCTGGCTGGATATATACGAACCGAAAGGCGCGACAAATGCAGGAAATAGCAACCACGCAGCAGAACCAACCAGCCCAATGGTCAGAGCCGTTCTTGCCAGCCAAGCTCGACGAGCTACTAATGGGGAACGACATTCCGACGATTGGGCCTAAGTCTGCGGAGATTCTTCAGCAGTTCGTGGACGCACCAAAGCCACCTATGCCAGAGCGCGAACAGGTTGAAGTGATGATCGCCAAACTGTCTCTCGCCACAGCAACCCAAAAGCGCAGCGTTGATGAAGAAGCGGCACGATTGGAGCTATACTGGATGACGCTTCGCATTTATCCGTTAGTTGATTTACGCAGCGCGTTCCTGAAACTGCTTCGCACTTGCAAGTTTATGCCAACGCCAGCCGAAATAGATTCAGTGGTTCAGGATGAAGGCTACAATCGCAGGCGCAGGATTAATCGAGCGCAGTATCTGTTGCAAATCCACAAGCGGGATTACGTTCCGCCACAGGAATATGTGACAGCCGAAGAATTGCAGGAGTTACGGAGCAATCTACAAATTGGCAAAGACTGACGGAAGCGCCGCAACTAACTTGATGTGCGATCTGATCCGATACCAAGCTGGAAAGCTTTCGATGGATGACATACGCAAGCACTGGGCCAAAGGGCGCTATGTAGGCGCTCCTGAAACCTGGGCGCTTGAAGCCATCGCGCACGCAAAACAGCAGAAAAATTAAAAAATGCACAATAATTGAAAAAAGTGCTTTACACATAAAATAGCCAAGATTATGAGGGTGCATCAGCAAGGGGATATTCCCCGCCAAAACGGAGACTGACATGACATACGATATTCCGCAGACAGAAGTGCAAGCTCTTACTGGCTTATGCCGCAATGCGCTGGCGATGTATTTCCTTTCGCCCAATCAAGTTTTTAAGATTTTGCCAACCATCGACGGACGGACGATTGAGGTTAAACGCCCTTGGCATGGAGATGAGGAAATGCGTGGTGCGCTTGTTGATGAAGCATTATTATATCCTGATTTTATAGGAGAGGACGCATGACGTTCATTACACAAGCAATCGAAACAAAATATCTACGCGCAACTAATGTTCGTGGCGCTAGTATTAAGGCAACCGCATGGGGTGGTAGCGTAACTATTAGTTATGACCATGCGTTAAATGTTCAAGATGCACACAAGGCTGCAGCCGACGCACTAATATCTAAATTGAACTGGACTGGCACATTTGCCCAAGGCGCAAACGTCAAAGGCGATGGTTACTATTTCGTCAATGTGGAGGGCGCATAACATGAAACGCTATCCGAATTATATCACCTTTGCATGGCAGCGTTGCGGCGACGATTGCGACTACGAAGTTGTCGGCACACTGAACGGCGAAACAATCGACGATGACGCTATGTGGAACCATCTCGTATGGCAAACGCTGGCTCTTTTGAGGTTGTCTGACAATGATGTCCAGGCATACCACCGCGAGGATGTTTATTCTGTCATCGAGCATGATGGGCAAGACTGGGAACCTATAAATATGGGAGGCATAAAATGACATTAACAGCTTACAATCAAAAATCCTGGATAGAAACTATATGGGATGCTTTGTATATGGTCAGAGAGGATTGCATTCCTGAAGGCGATGAAGCCTATGATGAGCAATGGGGCGATATTTGCCTTGCTATGGATTGGATAACAGAAGCTCTTAACATTGACACAACGGAATCAGATGAAATTTTTTCGTGACGTTAAATATGCCAAAACAGTAAGTATGGAGGATTAAGTGAACCAATATCAAATCGCAATAATTGGGATGCTGGCTCTGGAAGCCATAACGCTATATCTCTTGTGGCTAACACATCGAGACCGCCAATTTTGGCAAGCCATGTGGACGTATGACGCAGCCGAATTTCTATTTCACAAGCGCATAGCTTCACGGCGCGATCCCAAAACAGGCCGCTTTATCAAAAAGGACAAAATCTAATGTTTTACGCAGAACTTATTCGTCGCTGGGCTGAAGACCGCAACCTAATCAGAGGCAGCGATGTAAAGAGCCAATTCGTTAAACTGATCGAGGAAGCCGGAGAGCTGGCTAACGCTATCGCCAAAAAGAACGACATAGAATTTGCGGATGCCATTGGCGATATGGTTGTGGTGCTAACCATCATGGCTGCACAGAATGGCATGATGATTGAAGATTGCATCGATAACGCCTGGCAGGAAATTAAAGACCGCAAGGGCAAGATGGTTGACGGAATTTTTATAAAGGAGGCGTAAGGTGCATACAGCATTTAAAATAGGCCATGATCAGCAAGCCATTACTGACGTTAGCGACCTCATTCGCTACATTATAGACGCGCCGACAGGTGAGCGCGTGAAAATGGCGGCTCTGGAAGCCATGAAAAGCACCCTAAGCATGGGGGAAACAACTATATCCCACTGCAACATAGGCGACCACACGCACACGCACTTCGGCGAACAGGATTATGAGGAATCATGACACCAAGGGAAAAGAACTTGGCTGAGATTGACGCTATCGCAGAGTTATATGGTTACACACTGGAAGACATTCTCGGCAAGAGCAAACTGAAAGCACTAGTCGCAGTAAGACGCAAATGCATTGTATGGCTTAGAGGAAAAGGCTATTCAACCACAGAAATAGGACGGATTATGAACCGCGATCACACTACCATTGTTCACGCATTGCAGAAGGTGGCAGCAGCGGCAGAGATGGAGGAAGCATGACACCTGAAAAGCTAAAGCTTGCTCGTAACTACATGGGCTATAGCGTAAACGAGATGGCTGACGCGCTCCGCCTATCGCCTGACAATGGCGGCACAACCATTCGCAAGATGGAAGCTGGCAAGGTGCGTATCACTGGGCCTATTATGGTTGCAGTCGATGCCATGCTGAAGGGTTACGATCCGTTTGGATATGACGAGGACGAAGATGACCAATTCTAATGACTATCAAGTAGGCGGAGACCATTACGCATCCAAATCCGTTCAGCCTTGGGAGGCAATGGAGTCTTGGATGTCGCCAGAAGCTTTCGCAGGATATTTGCAAGGTAATTGCATAAAGTATTTATCCCGCTATCGTGATAAGAACGGCACGCAAGATTTAAAAAAATGCCAACACTATCTTGCAAAGCTAATTGAGGTGGAAATCCGCTTAGACTTGATGGTTGAAAACGCTGAGTCTGTTGACAGGCATCATTTTGAAGCTGGCTACCAAACAGGTTTGAGCGGAGGCGTTATTACCAACCTTCAAAGATCGCAAATGCACAAAGACTGGATGAAGGGATATATGCAAGGCAGGGGCGAATTCTTAGGTGATAGACACGCAGATTAAGATGCTCTAAAAGACAAGCACCAGACCTTATTGGAAGCTGAGATGACACCAAAGATTGAAACGCGCTTAGTCGCAGACTTAATTCCATACGCAGCCAACAGCCGCACGCACAGCGATGCACAGGTGGCCCAGATCGCAGCCAGCATTAAAGAATTTGGCTGGACGAACCCAATCCTAATAGATGGCGATAACACCATCATTGCAGGGCATGGTCGCTTACTGGCAGCAAGAAAGCTCGGCATGGAAGAAGTGCCAGCCATTATCCTTGATCATCTGACAAAGGCACAGCAACGTGCCCTAGTGATAGCAGATAACCAACTTGCCCTAAACGCAGGGTGGGACATGGATATGCTGAAGGCAGAGATTGAAGATCTAAAGCTTGATGATTTTAATATCGCGCTATTGGGATTTGACGCTAGCCAGTTAGCAGATATGTTTGACGATGACTCAAAAACATTAAGCGAAGAGAATCCTTATACAGCTAAAATCAATACGCCTATCTATGAACCAAAGGGCGATAAGCCGCTCATCAAAGATTTATATGATGACAAAAAGACGTCTGATTTGATTGCTGAAATTAAAGCCAGCAAACTCGACGATAAGGAAAAGCAGTTTTTGATACTAGCGGCATATAGACATGTAGTTTTCGACTATGCAAAAATAGCCAACTTTTATGCACACTCATCCGTAGAATCTCAGGAGCTTATGGAGAACAGCGCGTTGGTAATTATCGACTTTGAAAAAGCTATCTTAAATGGCTTTGTTAAACTTACCGACGAAATAAACAGAATGTTTCAGCCGGATGAACAAGACGAAGATGAATAACGATTACACTTTCGTTCGTCACGGACAAACATATTGGAATAAAAATGGCATAATGCATGGGCAGTATGACATTCCATTGAATTACACTGGCGTTAAACAAGCCAAGAAAATTGCTACTGAATTAAAGGGTGATCATTTCGATATATGTTTATGTTCCCCGTTAAAAAGGGCAAAATCATCAGCATTTAACATATTGCAATATCATAAGAATACAAAAATTTTTTATGATGATAGGCTTAAAGAACTGAATAAAGGATTGCTGGAAGGCAAGCATCTAAACAGTGAGAAATTGCTTAAAAACGAAGATCAAAATCTGCTGAAAAAATTTAATATCGAAAGTAAGCTGGCGTTTTATGAACGTGTAAAAAGCTTTATAGACGAGACAGAAAAGAAATATAAAAACAAGAAAATTCTAATCGTTGCACATAGCGGAACGATAAAAATGCTGTTTTTTGCTTTTGATTTTCCAAAGGTTCCGATTCACAAAGCTTATTATGATTTGCATATAAAAAACTGCAAGGCATACAAGGTTGGTTCGATTAAATTAGGGAGTAAGAGAATGAAGATTGGTTTTTTCCCAATGGTGGCTGACATTCTACATTCAGGCCATGTGTTGTCCTTAGAAGAAGCAAAGAAGCATTGCGACTTTCTGATAGTAGGGCTGCACTGTGCGCCAAATTACAAAGAGCCGCAGCAATCCATTTACGAACGATATATGCAATTAAGGGCTGTGAAGTGGGTTGATGAGGTTATTCCATACGAAAACATCGAAAGGGATAGAGACATTTTCGTGTCGTTGGATTATGATGTCTATTTTCTAGGTGAAGATCATAAAGCCGACGATTGGGAGTTTAAGGATAAAATCGAAGAACTCGATAAAGAGATTATCTACCTCAAGCGAAAGCACAGCTACAGCAGTAGGAAAATTAAAAATGACTGCAAATAAAAATATCGCTGTCTTTATCCTAACCAATGGACGCCCTAATAAGGTTATAACCTACAAAACATTGCGTCGTCAGGGATACACTGGGAAAATATATCTTATCGTTGACGACGAGGATAGCACACTTGATGAATACAGAATGGTCTACAAGGACGAGGTAATTGTCTTTAGCAAAAACGATTATCAAGATAAATTTGACATTATGGATAATTTTGATGGCAACAAGGTTATCGTTTATGCTCGAAACGCTTGCTACGATATAGCTCGTGAATTGGATTTGGACTATTTTTTTGAATATGAGGACGATTACACTCAAATTTCATATCGATATGTGGAAGGAACTTTATTAAGAGCCACGCCAGTTAAAAATCTTGATAGCATCTTTGATAAAATGATTGATGGCTTGAACGAAACAAAAGCCGATACAATAGCATTTTGTCAGGGTGGCGACTTTATTGGCGGAGCAACAAATCTGCACAACATAAATTACAAACGCAAAGCAATGAACACGTTTGTATTTAAGGTTAATAAAGACCCAGCGGATGACATCAAATTTATCGGAAGAATGAATGATGATGTGAATACCTATCTGACGCAGGGAAAGGTAGGAAAGCTTTTTTTCCAGATAGCAGTTATAAATCTAATTCAACTTGAAACACAGTCAAACTCAGGAGGAAACACAGAGGCATACAAAGAGTTTGGAACCTATGTGAAGTCGTTTTATAGCATTATGGCTGCTCCAAGTTGCTGCAATATAGCTTTTATGGGAACGACTCATAGACGATTGCATCACAAGATTAACTGGACATATGCAGTTCCAAAAATTCTAGATGAGCAATATCGCAAGCAAAGGGCTGCATAATGTCAGACGTTAAACTAACAGCAAAGCAAGAGGCGTTCGCTCAGGCAATCGCTGATGGACTAGGCCAAGCAGACGCTTATCGAATGGCTTATGATGCTGAAGGCATGAAGGATGTCACACTCTATCCGCTTGCATCTAAGCTAATGAACAACAACAAGGTTGCCACAAGGGTTGCTGAATTAAAATCACAGGTTGTCGAAAAGCAACTATGGACACGCGAAATGTCTGTCAAAGGGTTGATACAAGCGTATCGAATTGCTCAAGAGGCAAAGACATCAACTGGCATGACAGCAGCCGTTAAAGAGCTAAACGTAATGCATGGGTTCAACGAGCCGACTAAGCTCAGTATCACTGGCAGCATGATCCAGCGCATCCAGCGTGAAGTGATCGATGACAACGCTGAAGATTAAAACACCACGCTGGTTCAAGCCATACCTAAAGCCAAGCCGCTATAAAGGCGCACATGGTGGGCGTGGCTCTGGTAAGTCACACGCTTTTGCGGAAATGGTTATCGAGGCTCACGTTATCGATCAGCGGCGCAGAACAGTTTGCGTCCGTGAAATACAGAAGTCCTTAGCGCAGTCTGTTAAGCGATTGCTGGAGCTAAAGATAGAACAGCTTGGCGTTCAGGATTACTTTGAGGTTCAGGAAACCCAAATAAAGTCACGGCATGGCGATGGCCTAATCATTTTCCAGGGGATGCAGAACCACACTGCCGACTCTATCAAATCGCTCGAAGGTTACGACTGCGCTTGGGTTGAGGAAGCACAGACGCTATCGCAGCGTTCGCTTGACCTATTGCGTCCGACAATCCGTAAGCCAGACAGTGAGCTATGGTTCACATGGAACCCGCTGAATAGCACCGACCCGATTGATATGCTGCTGCGTGGTGAAACGCCTCCGCCTGACGCCATCGTCTCACAGGTAAACTATCGAGACAATCCTTGGTTTCCTGATGTGCTTAAGGCGGAAATGGAATACGACAGGGATCGAGACCCTGACAAATACAAACACGTTTGGCTGGGCAGCTACGCATCGAACAGCGAGGCGCGAGTGTTCCGCAACTGGAAGGTTGAGGACTTCGAAACGCCAGAGGACGCAACGCTTCGCTTCGGCGCTGACTGGGGCTTTGCCTCTGACCCAACTGTGCTTATTCGCTGCCATGTTGTTGGCCGAACCATTTACGTCGATCATGAAGCGTATCGTGTTGGCTGCGAGATTATGGACACGCCAGACTTGTTCTTCACTGTGCCAGAGTCTGAGAAGTGGCCCATCGTTGCTGATAGCGCACGACCAGAAACAATCAGTCACATGAGAAAGCATGGCTTCCCAAAGATTATGCCAGCAATCAAAGGGCCGAAGTCTGTAGAGGAAGGCGTCGAATGGCTGAAGTCTTACGACATAATTGTCCATCCTAGATGCCAGCACACAATCGACGAATTAACGTGCTACAGTTATAAAACTGACCCCTTGACAGGACAAATCTTGCCAATCCTTGCGGATCGTGATAATCACCTTATAGATGCGCTACGTTATGCGTGCGAGGCCATACGTCGAGCAGTCCCACCAAAGACTTTCGATGTGCAACCTTTGGCAACTGTGAATAGGTGGTAGATGGCTCGATTGAACAAAGAACAGCGTTTCCAGAACATCCATCAACAGGCGTTGACTGAGTTTGATCGCGTTCAATCCTCGCTCCGTGATGAGCGTCTACAGTGCCTTCAAGACAGACGCTTCTACTCGATTGCTGGCGCACAGTGGGAAGGCCCATTGGGTGACCAATACGAAAACAAGCCGCGCTTCGAGGTAAACAAGATTCACCTGAGCGTCATTCGTATCATTAACGAATACCGCAACAACCGCATCGCTGTAGACTTTGTGAGCAAAGATGGCGACACGGATGAAAAACTAGCAGAGACTTGCAATGGTCTTTATCGTGCCGACGAGCGCGACAGCATGGCGGAAGAAGCATACGACAACGCTTTCGAGGAGGCAGTAGGCGGTGGCTTCGGCGCTTGGCGCTTACGCACTGTTTATGAAGATGATGAGAACGACGAAGACGAGCGCCAGCGCATTCGCATAGAACCAATCTATGACGCTGACAGCTCCGTGTTCTTCGATCTGGATGCAAAGCGCCAGGACAAGGCTGACGCTAAGTATTGCTTCGTCCTATATTCCATGACCTATGACGCTTACAAAGCCGAA